CCGAGCGGGCAAGAAGGTTTAACGCAGCATTCACATCGCGATCATGCTCACAACCGCAACTGCTACAAACCCCTCGCCTTATTCCAAGGTCTGCGATACCTTTCGGCCGCGAGTCAGGCTTGTCGCCGCAACTCGAACAGACTTGGGTGGAAAACTTCTCGTCCACTTCTTCAAACCATGCACCGTGCGCAATCGCTTTGTAGCGCAGCATGTTGCGGAAGGACGACCACGATGCGTCAGAGACGCTTTTCGCCATCTTGGTCTTGGCGAGTTTGACAGCCGACACGTTGCCGACTGCGATGTAGTCGAACTCGTTCACCAAGCGGTGTGCGAGCTTGTGCTGAAAGTCTTTGCGGGCATTCGTCACGCGAGCGTGCAAATTCGTTACCTGCCGTTTCTTGCGCGCCCGCTGGGCCTTGCCGAGAGCTTGTTCCAACTGGCGGAAGTGCCTGGGGTTCTCAATCTTTTCGCCCGTGCTCAACGCCGCGAACTCTTTCAGGCCCAAGTCGATGCCGACGCCCTTGATCGGCTCGCGGGCGGCAACGTCTTCAATCTCGACGCAGACATTCAAGAACCAGTTGCCTCGCGCATCGCGGGCGAAGCTCGTGCCGTCCTTGATCTTCGCGCCAACTGGCAGCGGGCGACTCTTGAACACCTTGAACTCACGCCCGTGAAAGTGGAACCCGTTAGGCGTCTCTTTGATGTCACGCCCCTTGAGCGGCACCCATCCGAGGGAACGACGACCGCGATAACGCAAGGTGGCACGCTTGAACTGCGAGCGGCTCTTGGCGTACTGCTCGACCGTGGCATTCACGGTGCCGGAGTGCAGACCCAATTCCTTGCTGCTGCCTGTGGTGAGCTTGTTCAGATCGAACCCGGTAGGCCAACGCTTGTTCCATTTCAGCGCATGCTTCTGTGTGTCGTTGGCGAAGTTCCACACGTAGTTCACAGCACGGCTTTGCTTGTTCAGCAGGCCATTCAGGGACTTGACGCGGTAGCGATAAACGATCAACATAGACCAATCGTAATTGGTCTATCGGAGCGTGTCAAGTGGAACTCAGGAAGGGCAGGCATGTCGTCTTCAATCTGCATGCGCACATCGTGTTCGTGCCAAGGTATCGCAAACGTGTTTTCGATGCTGACGCCATCGAGCGCATGCATCGCACCTTCCGCGTGGTCTGTGCCGACTTCGAGGCGGACCTTGTTGAGTTCAACGGGGAGTCGGATCACGTTCACCTCCTCGTCAACTACCCGCCGAAGGTGTCGCTCTCTACCTTGGTCAACTCCCTCAAGGGTGTTTCCTCCCGCAGACTTCGGCAAGAGAGACCCGACATCGCCCGCAAGTACTGGAGTGGTGGGCTTTGGTCTGCCAGTTATTTCGTCGGCTCGGTCGGCGGTGCGCCAATCAGCGTTCTGCGCACCTACATCGAGAATCAGCAATCACCCACTTAAGGAGAGGCACCACTTTCTCCCCGGCCTGAAGGCCGGGGTCTCCGTGGTGAACACCTGATGAGCGTGAAAATCATCACGCCTCCAGCCGCTGAGCCTGTCAGCGACCTGGACTGCTGGAGACACCTGCGTCTCGACGCCGCCTACGACTCCCCGCCGCCCGACACCGTGACCGAAGCGGCCGCCATCCGGGCCTACCTGAGCGCGGCGCGTGAGTGGGCCGAAGCCTTCACGTGTCGTTCTCTGGCACCGCAGACCCTGGAGTTGGCGCTGGACTGGTTCCCGTGCGCATCGATTGCGCTGCCCAAGGGACCGGTGCAGTCGGTCGCATCGGTGACCTACACCGACACCGACGGCAACCCGCAGACCGTTTCGTCTGGCAACTACGTGCTCGACAGCTATTCTACGGATGTGGACTGGCTGATCCCCGCATATGAATTCGCCTGGCCCCACACCCTTGGTATCGCCAACGCCGTGAAGATCCGATACGTCGCCGGCTTCGATACGCCGGGTGACAGCCCGCAGACACACCCGTTGCCGATGTCCATTCGTGCGGCGCTGTTGCTCCTGGTAGCGGATCTCTTCGAACACCGTGAGAACACGATGGCCGAAGGTCGCACGATCGTCCAGGAAGTGCCCTTTGGCGTGAAGGCAATGCTCATGCCACATCGCCTGGTGGGGATATGACATGCGCACAGGCCTCCTTCGTCACAGGGTTCTCATCCAGCGCCGTGCCAGCGTGCAGGATGCTGCTGGGCAGGTCACGTTCGACTGGGCTGACTTCGCCCAGGTGTGGGCCGAAGCGCAGCCTCTGCGCGGGCAGGAGCTGATCGCCGCCCAGCAGGCGCAGTCGTCCATCACGACACGCTTCAGGATCCGCTATCGTGCCGACCTTGACGAGACGATGCGCGTGACGTGGGACGGGAGGACCTACGGCATTGCCGCCCCGCCCATCGACGTCGACGGCCGGCGCAAGGTGCTGGAGCTGATGTGCACGGCCGACGCGAGGCAGGGGGTCTGACCATGCTCGACTTCAAGCTGACGCTCACAGGCGACCTGACCGAGGGGCTCGACAAGCTCGAAGCGTCCCTCGGCGAGGCGGCGTTGCGCGCAGCGGGCTTTGCCGGTGCGCAGGTCTTCCAGCAGGAGGCCAAGGTGCGTGTCCCGGTGCGCGAAGGCAACCTGCGCGACAACATCATCGTCAAGCGCATCGAGGAGCGATCTGACGCCAATCGGCGACAGGTGTACTACGTGACGGTGCGTGCCGGCTATGCGCCGCCGAAGAAGGGGGCGACGGGCAAGAAGGCTGCTGCGGCTCGAGCGGGGATCGCCGCGGGGAAAGCGGGGGCGTATTACTGGCGTTGGGTTGAGTTTGGTTCGAGTAAAAGTTCCGCGAAACCGTTCCTCAGGCCTAGTTTTGACGCACGTGTTCATGATGCACTTGAGATAATGAGAGCCAAACTGGCAGAGAAGATCCGCGAGGCCACGCCGTGAGCATCGAGTCATCCATCGTCAGCGCGCTCGCCCCGCTCGTGCAGAACCGGGTCTATCCCGACATCGCGCCACAGGGCGTGACGGCGTTGCCGCGGATCACCTACCAGCAGATCTCGGGCGAGGCGGTCAACTTCATGGATCCGACCAAGCCGTCCAGGAAGAACGCCCGCATCCAGGTGAACGTCTGGGCGGGCACTCGCCTGGCAGCGTCGTCGCTGGGCCGTCAGGTCGAAGACACGCTTCGTGCGGCGGCGTTGCAGGTCACTGTGCTTGGCGCGTTGACGGCGACGTATGAGTCGGACACGAATCTGTACGGGACGCTGCAAGATTTCAGTTTTTGGTTCACGGATTAAGTTGGGCGAGCGGGGCGCGTTCCTCGCATGATCTTGAAGGAGAGATATCATGGCAGTCGCATTACCTAATGGTGCGCTCATCCACATAGCCGCAAGCTATGGCACATCCAAGCTGATGACCGCAATCTCGAATGCGAACCCTGCGGTGGCAACGCTGGAGGCGACTCACGGCATCGTCGTTGGCGATGTCATGGAGATCACGAGTGGTTGGTCGAAGCTCACGAACAAGGCGGCTCGCGCTTCGGTCGTGACAGGCAACAATGTGACGCTGGAGGGCGTTGACTCGTCGCTGACGACTCAGTATCCGGCAGGCAGCGGAACGGGCACCGTGCGCGAAGTGCTCACGTGGACGCAGATTCAGCAGATTCTGACGACCGCCAGTTCGGGAGGTTCGACTTCGTTCGTCACTTTCCAGTTTCTCGAGAGCGATGCACAGATGCGCATCCCGTCGTTCAAGGAGGCTGCAGGCTTCACGTTGACGATCGCGGACGATCCTTCATTGGCGGGCTATCAGGCGCTCTCGGTTGCCAACGATGATCGACTCCCTCGGATCATCCGCATCACCTTGCCCAACGCGGCAAAGATCTTCTACTCAGCCTATGTGAGTTTGAACCGGATTCCGAAGATGGACGTCAATCAAGTGATGAGTGTCGAGTCCACATTGAGCCTGTTGAACGAGCCTCTTCGCTATACCTCGTGATAGACTGACGGAGCCGCCGCGGTGTTGACTACCGCGGCGTCCCCTGACCAATCGACGAGGACACGTTTCATGGCTACCTCAAGTCTACG